AATTAAACTTATTTTCTCCTGTGCCTTGAGTAATATAACTTACGCTTTCTATTTTTGGCGCATCTAAATAATATATATCTGATAATTTATTTTCTCCGCTCTTATTAACATATATTCTATAATCAATTGGAGTATTGCTGGAATTAATCGCCCATTTAACAAACAAACGCCTATCAAAAGTTTTAGCTATTGAATCGTAACCTATTTTTATAGCTCCTGAAATATTCTTGGGATATTCATCGTAAACACTATTGTCAATATTGTTTAACTTTAATTGACCAACAAAAAACGGATCGCCTGTATTATAAAAATCAGAAACACTTAAACGATAAAATAATTTATCAGTTCCATCGTTGTTTATAAAAATACTAGCTGAAGCGTCATTTACTACCTCATCTAATATAGTAGAAAAATCATTTTCTTTAGAACTTTGAAGGAAAACGTCTTTCGCAAAATCTATATTAGATAATTCATAATTAACAAAAATTCCATTTGAAATGGTAGAAGTTACATTTGAAAATGTTGAAATCGGAAAACTTAAAACGAATACAGCTTGCGAAGTTTTGTTATCAAGTGTAAAAGAAGTTATTCTTATTCTTATTTCTCTTAAAAAATTAACATCACCGTATAAAGAACTAGATAAAGAAGATAAAAAACTAGCGCTTAAATTGTAAAAATTATATTTTAAATCGCTATCAAGAATCTGGATTGGATTATTATCTACATCTAACAGTTCAACTAAAAAACTAGAAAAATTAGGATTACTAAAATTAGATATTTGGTTTGTTTTAGGGTCAATTATTTCCCATTCTAACCTTGTTACCGTCAAGTTTACTGAACCTTCAGCCATTACAATCAACGGCAAACCATTAAAGTCAGGATCAGAATCGGCTAAAAAACCGTAATTATTCTGATTTTCTATATTCGACAATAATATATTCGATTTAAGATTTACTATCTTAAAAGGTTTATTACTAATATTTTGAACTTGAGTAAACATTTTATAAAAAATTATCTGTTTCGCCTAAAGCATACGCTCTAATAAATTCAAAAGTCGTTTCAGCTTCTAAGTTAGGAGTAACTATTGTAAAAAAACTTTTATCTCCTAATTTCCAATTTATACTTACTTTTTTAGAGTTTAATACGTATTCTATTAATAATCCTTTCACTAAAGGTTGACTATATGTTGATATAGCTATGTCAAAAATAGCTTTAACATTAATAATTGTTACACTGAATAAACCAGCTATTTGGTCATCGCTATAATCTATCCCAGAAAATATAAAATCATATTGATCGTCAAAATTAAAATTACTTTTTGTATTTAAAACGATCCCATCATCACCTTGAACATCTTATGTAGTTTGACCTGCTAATATATCTTTTGGAATTTTAATGGTTTGATTGTCTTGTTCAGGAGAGTATAATAATTTAGCAGCAAGATTATCTCTGTTATCAATATAAGAGAATTTTGTTTTGACGTATTCTATAGCGGTTATATCAAATTCTACTGGATTGACTTCTTTAATACCTACTATTCTATACTGCTTAGAATACAAAGTAGTTATATGTTGAGAATCTTGTTCATAAATCCATAAAGTTGATGGATTTATTGTGTAAACATTTTCTTCAGCCGCAACGTCATCACTAGTGTTAGTGGTTTTTAAAGTTATTTTAGTTCTAAAACTTCCATCCATTCCTACACTTAAAACTTTATATTTATAAATATATGTGGAATTTAATTGATTAAGTTGAGTTTCTGTAACCTGATTTGCAGCCAAGGCTTCAGCATTTAATTGATCAATTGATGAGCTTTTCTTTGGAACAATGAAACTTATTATATCATTAACTTTTATATAATCATATTTATCGTCTAAGACTATTTCATCATTAACGACTTCAATTACTCTTCCTCCATATCGATTCGTTAATTTTAAAGCGTCACTAATTGTAACTATATTACCTGGAGATAATAATAAACATTCAGGCCCTGCTTGAAAATTCACTATTTCTTGTTCTACTTGATTTGTTACTAAAAACCACTCACCAGTTCTTTTAGCTTGAGATTTTGATGTTACACCAAATCCTAAAAGTTCTTTTTCTACATAACCATATTTTTTTATATTGATTTGATCTTCAACATAAACCGTTTTGTCTTTATATCCGTCCGAAGCGTCCGCGTAAGTGACTTTAACGACTGTGAAACGAGTATCTTTAGAAGAACCTGAATAACTAAAAACACCATCTTTTACATTAGAGTTGTTAAAAATATAAGAAGAAGGCTTTGGCGAATCATTATCAAATTGAACATAATTATTCGACCAATAAACAATACCTTTGAAAATAGAACTTATATTGTTTATTAAATTTACTACATCTGTTTCTGATTTTAAATAAATATTGGAAGTGAATCTTGGTTCTACCAAATCCGGAAAAGCATCAAACTTTTGAGCAGCAGATCCAGAACTTGATATATAATTTTCAGCATCTTCTTTGGAAAACACTTGTTGACCTAAAATATAATTTTTAAAATCAACTATTTGTTGAGGAGAATCGTTAATTAATTCTGAAATTAAAATACCAATAGCTTCATTTGACGTTTTTGCTTTCTTTTCTTCCACAAACTTTTTAACAGAAGAAAATCGAGAACAAGATTTGTGCAATCCAAACGGATTAAATAATCTTAATCGTACTACTCCACCATAAATATTATTAACATTAATCGTTACTTCTCTAATTATCTTTTTAAAAGATTTATAAACTATACTTGGCTGGCCGTCTTCATCTATTTCTGTGAATTGTAAATTAAAAAGATGCAACTCTTGCCCTTTTTGAAACATATCCTCAGTTATAACTGTACCGGCTGGCACCGCTAATTCTATATAATCATAAGCGTTATTAACTTGTATAACTAAAATTTTTAACGCTGGAAATTTAGAATTCTTAAAAGTTGGAACTAGTTCGTCACAATATTTTCCTATATTAAAGATAGACCATTTATCAGCCAAACTTTCCGGAAAATTAAATTTCCCCAGTCCGTATCTATTATTAGTTATAACATCATATAAAATCCAAGCTGGATTATCAGTCCATCGTAAAAGCGGGTCAAATTCGCCGCCCCAAATGCCATTGTATTCTTTTACATCTGCATCGTAATTTTCTGGAACTTTAATTTGAAGCAATTTTAAATTATACTGACGATTTGGAATTCCTCCCCCAAAACCTCTTGCATCTATTCCGGTTATAAAATAAGCCGAATTTGGGTATTTAAATTTTGAATCTATAATTTCAGTTATAGTAGAAACCGCAACGCTATTATATTTTTTCGTTTCTGTAACTCCTGGAGCGCTGCTAAAATTAAAAATTTTAACATAAGGCGTTAAATTTTTGTCTAAATCTTTTACATTAAGAACTAAATCAAACTGATAAGGCGAAGAAGCTATACCATTTACTGAATGATATATGTAAATATTTTTATCTGGATTTTGTTTATAACTTAATTGCACGCCAAATTGAGCCGAATGACTTGTCATACCATCGTTATTTATAATGTATAAAGCATTTATTTTAAGAGTTATAACCAAAAAATCGGTATTTGGATCTTTTATTTCGTGATATATCCCAAAACATTCCTCAAATACAAGATCATTATAAATTGAAGTATTAAACTTCGGAGCCGCTGTTCCTGCTGTAGTTGTAAAACGAACACCTGGAGGCTCTATAAATATTTCTTTTGAATCAACAGCTAAACATAAAAATGTATTATGGACTTTGGTGTTCTGAAAGCTGACTGGCGAACCAGCGGTGTTTTTTATTAAACCGTATAGTATTTTATTGTATGAATAAACAATTCCTGGACTTGCATAAGAAAATAGACCTTTCTGTCTGTCTAACGGTATAGACGATTGAAATTCTGATCCTATTTTTCCATAAACTTCTACTTTGCTGTAATTGTAAGAATTATTTCTAGAGTTTTTTACTGGATAATCATTCAAGTATAAACCTTTTAAATTTTCATTATTATTTTCCGCATTATCAAATAAAATTAAATCATTACCTAAATCATCTATCAAACCAAAAATTGGTCCTTCGCATATTAAATCTTGTAAAAATATTTTATTAGCTGATTGCAATTTGGCGTTTTGAAGAACAAAAGGCGCTAAAGACTTATTTTCTGTATAGTAATTAACTAAACTTGATCCTTCTGTTAAATTATCGACACCAATATTAGCACCTGCCTCGTAAACTTGCGCTACAGATGATTGCTGGTTTGCACCACCAGTCGCTTTGTTATTAATTTTATTAACTACTACATTAAGCCCTAGAAGTCCCATATTTTATGTATTTTTAGTTTTGCAACTTACGCACAACTGATCCTCCAGCAAAACTAGATCCTCCAGTTGTAGCGAAGGCTGATGTTGAATTAGAATTCGCACCAGTTGTATCAGTAACTGAATTTATATCAAAATTTATTCCAATACTACTCACCAAACAAGACCCCACCCTTAATCTACCATAAGCAATTGGAACCGGAGTATTTCTAGCAGCAGCGTTTTCAGTACTAGTAAAAATAAAAGAAGCTGTTTTTACTTGTTTCGGGTCTTTTGGAGTTAAAAGCTTAGATACTAAAAAACTTATTCCAAAACTAATCACAGATATTATTATTACATTTGCTATAAAAGCTATAGTTTTTGCTACGGCCATACTTGTAATAATAGAACCTATAATCATTTTTGCTGTTATAAGACCAGAAATCATTGCAATAGGTATAATCTCAATGGTTTTTCCAATTAATATCAGCCTATTAACATTGTTTAAATTATCAACCAATTTACCATCAACAATTAAAACAAAACCTGATATCTCATTTTTAAATCTTTTAAGATGTTTTTTCAATTTTGGAAAATTAGCCGACAAACAATTCAATATGTCTTGAAAGCATGAAGCTTTCATATTAAATTTCGGGCAAGCAAACTTCTTCAAAATTCCATGTAATAAGATTTGTTTCACTGTTTATATTTACACTTAAAAAAGTGTTTTTATTTAAACTATATATTATAATAGGAATATCGTAATTTTTCATAAAAAATAAATCATTGTCAGATGGAGTTAACGAATTAAGGTGACTATGGAAAGACGCAACGACGTTGTGATTTTTAACTATATCTATATAAAAATCATCAATTGGCAAATAATTATGACAATCTTTTATTTTAGACGGGTATTCTTTTATTACTCCATTTGCAAGAATTAAACCCCCACTTTCGTAAGGGTAATTAGATAAACAATGATTTCTTATTGATTTTAATAAATCTTTATATTGAATAATTGAAAGGTCTTGTTCCAGGAAATCCACCATAAGGTAACCCTTTTATATTACTGCCCCATCTTAACTTACAACCAGTTAAATCTTTGGAGCAACTATCTTTAATCCAATATTCTTTTTCTGTTGGTGGGCTTTTTGCACCAGTAGGCAAAGAAGCTCCATGAGTCTTTATGCAAACATAAAAAGAATAAGATATATTATCATCAGTTTGTTGTATTTTACTTCCAAAAAAATCATGATTTATAGAATCTATATATTTTACAAAATCTCCAGCAGTGTACTGCCCTGTTAGTGAATTATATACCTTAAAATTTTGTATTCTATTTAATCCATAACCAGATTTTGAATAAAAAGGAACATTGTTTTCATCCGCAACAGGAACCCCTTGATTAGGTTTTCCATCCCATAGGTTAGGTGAAGTTTCTGGATATTCTACATTATTCACTTTTATTATTTGGTTGGGCCAAGGAATTTTTCCATAATTGCATCCGCAACCACGATAAACCCAAGGACACATGTTATCAGATATTTTTCTATTTGGAATCGTCTGATTTTCAAGATCAAGCGGACTGCTTAAAGCAAACTCAATATAATATTTGTTTTCTTGAGTTTTTCTGTTTACTATATAAGACTCTTCATAAAAAGATTCTCCATATCCTTTAACGTTATTTCTTTTAGCTCTATATCCGAAAAATGGATTCATACTTTGAGAAAAATTAATGTCATCTAAGTTTCGAACGAAAATTTTAATTCTTTTCAATTTCGAGTTAATTAAATCATTTTTATTTTTTACATAGTTGGTTAGAAATCCGTCTATATTTGCTATTTTAAAAGTTGGTCTATTTTGTTTTCCATCTGCCGAAAATTCAAAACCACTATATTCTATAGGCATAGAAAGATATTGATTTCCTCTATAAACAATGTTGTTATTGAAATTTTTTCCAGAATGAAATCTTACTATTCCTAGATTATTATCTATATATATTTCAAAAAGATCTACAAAAGAATCTGGATCTAAACTTATTAACGAATTTGTTGAAATAATGTCTGACATAATTATGGGGTTATTATTTTTTGAACTTTTCCTAATATATTCGGCCTATCTGATAGTGAATAGTAAATAGGCGCGTCTGTTTGTATTTCAGAAGAATCGAAGAAAGCTTTATTTTTATATTTTGAAACTAAATAATCACAAATTATTCTTTGCGGGTTTCCACTACGTAAATTTGCTATATTTTTATAAACTAAAACTTCATACAATTTCATTGTAAAATACGGAGAATAAGAACCATTTGTATTTAATTTGGCCCCATTTCCTATTAAAATTTTAACATCATTATTATTTTTTAGTAAATTTACGTCGGGCCTTCCTCCTATTACATTTCCATAAGAACCGTTAAAATAATTACTTGTGTTATCTCTGCCACCAGAATAAAAACCATTAAAGACGATAGAAAATTTATTTTTTCTTATCAATACCGACTTTGCTCCTGAGTATTGAGACCGTATATAATCTCTCTGTGTTATTCTATCCGTTGTAAAATTTACGAATGGTATCCCTGGGAAAAAAAATCTTGGATCGCTCACCTCTTTATAGCTTGACAAAAAGCCATCACTATAAATAGAAAATAGATTTTTAGATTCAGGTATTGTATTTGTTTTTTCTTTTTGATATACAAAACGGAGACCTGATGTGTTTTTTGAGCCAAAAAGATTTTTAAATAGATTGTTAGTATTAACCTCTAACGTACTTGTAATAGACACGCAATGACTAATAATGTACTGTAAAGCTGGATCATAAATTTCATTAATAGTAACAAAAGACCCTAATGCTAATGTTAATTTTCCTATTGATGATCCTGATGGCATTGAAATATTATTTATATCCAATTGACCAGTAACAGAATTATAACCTGTTATAGTACCTATTATATATTTTACTGTAGACTCTTGAATTCTAACTACATTTCCAGTTGAAAAAGATTTTGAAGCTTCTATTGTTACAGAAGCTGATGAACCTTTTATAAATTCTTGATTAGCGTTTATATACGATAAATAAGCATCATTCACATCTGTTTCTACTACATAAACATTTAATAAATCTGTTAATGTCTCAGCTATAGAAGGAGTGCCACTAGAAGAATCAGATATAGTAGCTGTTAAAAATTTGGAACAATCTGTTCCATCATTCATATCAAAATAATATTTATTTAATCCAAGATCAGTATCTAAAACTGAAGATATTAAAGATGTTCCATTCGTGCTGACTGTAAAATCTTTTACAGTAACACCATCAGCAAAATTAGTTAAAGTCTCTACAGATCCGGAAATTAATTTTGTGAATTGCAAATCGTTTCCGGATAAGTATATATTAATAGCGCTTGTGCTATTTATATATCCTATATTAACCTGTGATTTATTATTAACATCTTCATTTATTTTTACTGCAAAACCACAATCATTTTCAGATCCGAATTCATAAGTATTAATATTTTGGCTTGTTTGCGCGTCACCTCCATCGGTCACCTCTCCTTGTGCAAAAATAATTTGAGGCTTAAAACTTTTTTCTCCCAATCTGCCACCATTGCCACCTTTTAATTGTAATATTTGAGCTTTATCTGGTATTTGATTTCCTTGAGCCTTAGTTAGAGTAGGCAACGGATTATCGAAATCGTAATAAGAAACTGTATTGTTTTTGTCATTGAATGGCATTATTAATTTGCTCCTATATTGTATTTAGATTTTTGATATTCTACAACAGCTTTTAGTTCATAATTATTTGAATTACTTAATCTTGTAGCGTCTTCCACAAAAGTCTTTCCAAGATATACACCTGTTCCTTTACCCATTCCTGCACCAGCACCTCCATATACTAAATATGGGTTTGCTATAGCAGTATTGAAAAAATCATATAAAATAGCAGATCCTTTTGTTAAAACATGCTCTTTATTTTTATTCTGTTCGTTCTTATTAAAAAGACCAACAAATTTGCTCACATCTGCCGCTACAGGAGCGGGAGTTATAGAAGATAAAAGTGTATCAAATTTATTTAAACTTACTGGTTTATCCACGACATCAGTAAAAGAAATTGTATCGCCAGCGCCTCCACCTCCCGCAAATATACTCGGGCCATCTTTATTTATATTTATAACTCCACTACAATTTATATAAAAACCATTTTTGCCCAAACGCGCTGAATTTGTATTTGTCTTTACTGTGTTTCCTCCTTTACCAATGATCTTAGAATTATAAAAGTTAAGAACAACGCCAGAAGGCATTGATGAATAATTTCCTGTTATAATAAAAGCTCCAATATCAAAACAATCATCTACAGAATTCGAATTTAAAGGGCCGTAAGTAACGTTGTTGAAATCTATTTTGACTCCAGAGTACAAAGCAAAAGCCGCTCCAAATCTGGCATTACTTTCTATATATTTGTACAAGTCAAAACAATTTTGATCTGGTCCGTTAACAATAAACTCTTCTACTCTTCCATCAACTCTTATTGAAGGAGGATTAATACCAAAAGTCTGGAGATTTTCTAAAGTCAATCCGCTTATTACTTGCGGATTAATCATAGAAGAATTAAGCCTATCTATTCCAGAAGCAAAAACAAAATCTCCACTATTTTTTCCTAGATAATCGTAATTATAACCACTTACTCTTACAAAGTAATCAGTTCCTAATTGCATTCCAGTAAAATTCATCGTAAAAGACGATTCATCAGGAGTGCCAATATCATACAAGTCAGTACTATCATTTCTAAGAACTGCTTTTGAAGAACCTGTGAAAAAACCTGCCGAAAAAGCTCCGCTTGTTTGAGTTAATCTTCCAGAAAAATCTGTATAATAAAAACCTGATTCTGGAATTGTAAATTTTGTTTGTAAACACAATTGGTTTAAACTGAAATCATAATAAGGCGCAACAACACATGTTTTCAATCCACTCAAAAACTTATCTGAAATATTTTGACCATCATCAAAATATTTTCCTGAATAATTTAATAACAAATCAGCTTCGCTTATTATACCTAAATTTTCATTTTCTTGCGATATAGCTCTTCTTCCAGTATATAAAAAATTATTTGAAAACTCATTTTTTGCTTTTAATGGAACTTTACACAACAGATCATATGTAGCAAAACCACCTGCTGGTGCAACTTTTTGCGTATTCGAAGGCTCTATTAAATCTACAAAATCGACATTAGTATTATTTTCCTTTGGAAAAAATTCATCAGCGCCAAAAATAAATGTTATTGGTTTGCGTTCTTGATTTCTTATTTTTACTTCTTGATTTTTTGTAAAACCTAACGGCACAAAACCAAAGTTAACATTAGAAGGAATTAAAGTTGTATTAAACGTTCTATCAAAAGAATAATCAAATTTAGATTCAATAAATTTGGCTTGAATAGAATGATTATCTTTAAAATTAAATGTGTGACTCCATTCAGGACAATAGAATGATCTTGTTCCGGTATAAGGAATAAACATGTCATATTGGAAAAGCTCTACTCCATTATGGTTCTCAAGAAAGTGCAAAAGAGCTTGAGCCTCTTTATCCGATCTGTTATTAAATTGTAAATCAAAATCAAAACTGTTTGGATTTATTCCAACGTTTTGATACAAATAAAAACTGCTTAAATCGTTTTTATATTTAGTAGAATCAAAATTTAAACTTTGAGCAAGATCTGGCGAAAAATAAAACTTCTGTGTCCAATGGTTATTAGAGTCTGTAGAATAAGGATTTATATTTGTAGAGGTTGTGTCTCCGGTATGATAGAAAAATCCATCTGAGCTATTACCAAGTCTAAAAGGAAAAACATAATCATGTTTTTCATACGTTACTGTATTAAAATAAACATTTTTTGTAGTAAAAGGTATTAACTTTTCTTTCCAAGATGTTATAGATACGAAAGGAGACTCCAGACTTAGAGAAATACTATTAAAGTCTACATTTTCTAAATTGTTGTTTATTGTTTTTAAATAGTAAGGTCTTACTTTTTCATGAGGATAAAACAAAGACATGTCCACTGGCCTCATGCCTTGACCATCAGGCAAAGAAGGTTTAGTGTAATGATTCTGATAAAAATGATTTAACGCTCTCGCTTCGTTATCCGTGATTCCTTGAAAGTTTAATTCTACCTCGACTTGAATGACGTTTTCGCTTTTGCCAAGAATGTATCGGTAATTGTCTTGAAATTCATTTTCATAAAAATTAGCACTGAAACTAATTTTTGAACCATACGTTGGTTTAAAAAAGAAATTTTGAGTCCACCAATCGAAAGTATCTTCTCCATCAGTAACATTATAAGGGCTGTCAGGTCTTGTCCAAAAAAGATTTTGGCCAGAGGTTAAAAACTTTTGAGTATTTAAATAGTAGTATCCTGTTTTTCCAGCTAGTGGATTAACTACTATTCCTGATATTGGTGCTGGATAAGCATTGTAATCAAAATATG